CACTACCAGTTGTATTAGTTGCTAATACATTATATCCCAAGGCAGTATTTGTGCTAATTCCTCCGCCACCTCTACCAACGGTAATCGTATTCACGCTTATATCTTTTACACTATAAAAACTACCATTTAACCTTAAATTACCATTTAAAGAGGCATCACTGAATACATTCAAATTAGTAAGATTACCCGTAGGAATAACAGCAATTCCTGTAAAAGTAGGAGATGCTATGTTTGCTTTTAATGCTAATCCTGTATTAATACTCGCATCTATCGTTGTTTTGTTATAATAATTACTATCACTCGTTGTTTTATTGTAATAATTGGTATTGATACTGGCATCTATCGTCGATTTGTTGTAATAATTAGAATCACTCGTTGTTTTGTTATAATAATTGGTATTCACACTAGCATCGATGGTTGTTTTGTTGTAATAATTGGTATTGATACTAGCATCTATTGCTGTTTTGTTATAATAATTGGTATTGATACTAGCATCTATGGCTGTCTTCGTATAATAATTATTCAAACTAGTATCTACTAAACTACGTGTATAAGCAGTCGTAGCAACGCGGGTGGAATTATCACTAATCGATTGCGTTGCGGCTGTTATAAAACCTCTAGTATATACATTTCCATTGAAGGAAGAATCGCCTGATGCGACCAAACGTCCATTCAAAGATATATCTTCACTAACAATTAATTGATAATTTGTCGTTGTTGTATTAATGATATTTTGATTGGTGTAATTTTGAACCGCTATGTTTCCTAATACAGTTAAATTTCTACCAATAACAATATTACCATTCAAAGAAGCATCACCAACAACAAATAAATTTCCAATCATTGAAACATCCGTAAAATTCGTTAATTCTGTAAACGTTTTACTACCACTGATAGATTGACTAGTGGTCAAATCAACGGTTTTACCACCAATATTATGAATATAGGATGGATTGTTTGCACCAAAATAAAGTTGTAATGTGTATAAATTTGTAAACGTCCAACTAGGTAATATCGTGTATACTTCAACTTTTATATATTGAGTAGATGATACGAATTTATCTACATAGTTTGAATTAGTAATCATGATTTTTGAATTATTAAATATCTCTACATATGGAACTAATGTTTTATTATTTGTACCATCTACTAATAATATATAATTAATACCATCATTACTATAATAATATTTTGTGTAAATATATGTATTTGGCGGTATAGAAGAATCAGTTGTTAATCTTGTATAAATATTAAAATCCCATATTCCTGGTATACTAGTATTTATTCTAGATGTGTTATCACTTATGGCTGTGAAAAGTAAATTACTACCAGTATTATTATAATTATATGTTAATTGATTATTATTATAAGGAATTTGCGTATTAAAAAAGTATGTTGTACCATAGTCTACATATAATGTAAAACCATTTATCGTTATATTATAACCCATTGGTCCAGTAAATCCTGTTGGTCCTGTCATACCTGTTGGTCCTGTTCCTAATGGTCCTGTCCATCCAGTAACGCCTCTTAAACCAATTGAACCCGCTATACCAGTGGGTCCAGTCATACCAGTTGGACCCGTACCCAATGGACCAGTCATACCTAACGGACCTGTTTCACCTCTTGGACCAGCAAATCCAGTAGGTCCTGTTGGACCAGTTCCTAATGGTCCTGTATATCCAGTATAACCAGTAACACCTGTATCACCACGTACTCCTGTTGGTCCAATTGGTCCTGTTCCCAACGGACCAGTATAACCTGTAACACCTGTATAACCTGTAACACCTGTATAACCTGTAAACCCAGTTGGTCCTGTTCTACCTGTATATCCAATAGCACCCATTATACCTTGTGGTCCTGTATATCCAGTTGGCCCAGATGGTCCTGTTTCGCCGATTGGTCCAGTCATACCTGTTTCACCAGTATAACCAGTTGGTCCAATATCACCAGTTTCGCCCATTGGTCCAGTCATACCAGTTGCACCAGTATTTCCAGTGTAACCAGTAAAACCAATAATTCCAGTGTGTCCTCTTGGACCTGTAAAACCAGTTGGTCCTTGAACCCCCGTAAAACCAGTTGGACCTTGAACGCCCGTAAAACCAGTTGGACCTTGAACTCCTGTAAAACCAGTTGGACCTTGAACGCCCGTAAAACCAGTTGGACCTTGAACACCTGTGAAACCAGTAGGACCTTGAACGCCCGTAAAACCAGTTGGACCTTGAACGCCCGTAAAACCAGTAGGACCTTGAACGCCCGTGAACCCAGTAGGTCCTTGAACGCCTGTAAACCCAGTTGGACCTTGAACGCCCGTAAAACCAGTTGAACCATGAACGCCCGTAAAACCAGTAGGTCCTTGAACACCTGTGAAGCCAGTTGAACCTTGAACACCTGTGAAACCAGTTGGACCTTGAACACCTGTGAAGCCAGTTGGACCTTGAACGCCCGTAAAACCAGTTGAACCATGAACGCCCGTAAAACCAGTAGGTCCTTGAACACCTGTGAAGCCAGTTGAACCTTGAACACCTGTGAAACCAGTTGGACCTTGAACACCTGTGAAGCCAGTTGGACCTTGAATACCTGTGAAGCCAGTTGGACCTTGAACACCTGTGAAACCAGTTGAACCTTGAACACCTGTGAAACCAGTTGAACCTTGAACACCTGTGAAACCAGTTGAACCTTGAACACCTGTGAAACCAGTTGGACCTTGAGGACCAGTCATACCAGTAGGTCCTTGAACGCCCGTAAAACCGGTGTAGCCAGTTACACCTCTAAGACCTGCGACTCCTTGTAAACCAGTAGGGCCTTGAGCTCCTGTAAATCCAATTGGCCCTTGAGCTCCTGTGAAACCAATATCACCCTGAGGACCAATCATACCTGTTGGACCTGTTCCTAATGGACCAGTATAACCAGTAGGTCCAGTAGAACCTTGATTTCCAGTCATACCTCTTGGACCAGTTCCTAATGGTCCAATCATACCAGTTGGTCCAATCATACCAGTTGGTCCAGTAGGCCCTGTTCCCAATGGTCCAGTTGCACCAGTATAACCTGTTTTACCTGTATATCCTATAGGACCTACTGTGCCAGTTGGACCTGTGAAACCAGTAGGTCCTTGAGCTCCTGTAAAACCTGTATGGCCGATTGGACCTGTAAAACCAGTAGGTCCTTGAACTCCTGTAAAACCAGTAGAACCAGTCATACCAATCATACCTGTTGCTCCTTGAATTCCAGTTGGACCAGTTGCACCAATTTTTCCAGTATATCCAATTGCACCTTGAATACCTGTCCAGCCAGTTGGGCCTTGAATACCTGTCCAGCCAGTTGGGCCTTGAATACCTGTCCAGCCAGTTGGGCCTTGAATACCTGTCCAGCCAGTTGGGCCTTGAATACCTGTCCAGCCAGTAGGGCCTTGAATACCCGTAATACCTGTTGCGCCTTGAATACCCGTAAAACCTGTTGCGCCTTGAGCCCCAGTAAAACCAGTAGGACCTTGAGCCCCAGTAAAACCTGTTGCGCCTTGAGCCCCAGTGAAACCTGTCGCACCTTGACTACCAGTGAAACCAGTAGGACCTTGACTACCAGTGAAACCTGTTGGACCTTGACTACCAGTGAAACCAGTAGGTCCTTGAGCACCTGTAAAACCAGTAGGCCCTTGAGCACCTGTAAAACCAGTAGGACCTTGACTACCAGTGAAACCTGTTGGACCTTGACTACCAGTGAAACCAGTAGGACCTTGAGCACCTGTAAAACCTGTTGCGCCTTGAGGACCACTCATACCAGTAGGACCTTGAAGACCAGTAAAACCTGTTGCTCCTTGAACACCTGTAAAACCAGTTGCGCCTTGAACCCCTGTAAAACCTGTTGCACCTTGAATTCCAGTTGGACCAGTTGCGCCTTGAATTCCAGTTGGACCAGTTCTACCTGTGAAACCAGTAGAACCTTGAAGACCAATAGCACCCTGTGCGCCAGTCGCCCCAGTAGCCCCTGTTCTACCTGTATAACCGACTAAACCAATTGGACCAGTATATCCAGTAAAACCAGTAGGTCCTGTCCTACCCGTATTACCAGTGAACCCAGTCGCACCTATAGGTCCAGTTCTACCAGTAGGTCCAGTAGGGCCTATAGTACCAGTAGGGCCTATAGTACCAGTAGGTCCTATATCACCTTCTGCTCCAGTTGGGCCAACTACACCGATCGTCAAAAACCATAAAGCAACACTTACCGCACCTCCACCTGAACCATCCACACATTTTATATTAATATAATCACCAGCAACAAATGATAAATTGATATTATTCAATGATTTATAAGTATGTATACCCGATAAAATTACATTGGTACTTGCGTCGTTTTTGTATATTTGTATAGAACCAGAAGTATCAGGTGCGGTAGACGCACGAACTCCAATATAATTCAAACAACAATCCGCACCTATTTGAAAACCATAATTTACAGCTTTTGCTCCTCCACCAAATGAAAATGTAAAACCGCTAACATCATGTACATTAAATCCATTATTCGATTCGGCGACTACAGTAAATATACCACCGTTGGTTGGACCTGGTATTCCCTGTAAACCAATAGGTCCAGTGAAGCCAGTAGGTCCTCGCAATCCAGTAGAACCAGTAGGACCAGTTCCTAGAGTAATTTTACAATCAGTTGTATGTCCTACAGGAATATCAAACCAACTACTTGATAATGGGTCTCCAATTTCATCGACATTACAGCTACCTTGTATTTCTTTAAATTTTTTCAATGCCGTATAATCACTTGAAGACATTTTGTATTACCCTGTATAATAGACATCTCTAAAAAAAATATAACAATTATACCATTTTATTTTCCTAATAAAAAATACTAATTACTAAATAACACATTTTAACATATCGCAAAATAATGTAATAAAAATATAAGAATTGATAATATATGGACAATTTAGATTTAGATATAAATAATTACAGTATCAAAGATATCGAAAAATTTTTCCGGTTCTCAACTAAAACAAAATATACTGCAAAAGATATTGAATTACGCGAATATCAAATCAGAGAACAATTATTGAATAGTGGTCATATTAATAAACGTTTTAAACGTGATTTAATTGAATTCTTAACCTTAGCAAAAAATTGGTTAATCTTTGTAAAATGTAATCCTGCTGAAAATCCAACTACAATCCCTAAAAATTATAAATTAGATAATGTAGATACACCCGTTTCAAAAGAAGCAATTCCGAGAACCGACGAATTAATCAATCGTCCTGATACGCAATTTGTTCATTCCAACAATAGCGATTTCTTTCCTGGCTCAATGAACCCATTAAGCACACGTATTATTACCAAATGTTTGAATATTGATACACGATTTCGTGAAAATTTATATACAACTCAATCTTCTGATTTTACTTTACATTTACCTACCAAATTCAATAAAGTCGTTTCTATGCAACTAGCTTCGGTTGAAATTCCCGTAGCATTTTACGGTATATCAAGCGCATATGGAAATAATTATTTATATTTAAAAGTCCATTACAACTCTTTCGACAATACGGGTGAAAAATTAACGGATGAAAAAGTGTTTACTATTCCTGACGGTAATTTTACTGCGGGTGATTTTATTGATAAAATAAATCAAGCATTAGTCCCTACAAATATAGATGGAACACTTACCTATCCAAATAGTGTTTTTTCTTATTTAAAATTCGAAATAGATGTGAACGCAAATGGTTCAGGAACAGGAAAAGCTAAAATCTTGCCTGATGGTAATTATGCGAATTTTATTACCGAAGTTATTATGGATTTTTCCAAAGATATGAATGGAAACGCAGATACAGCTGACTTGAAAACTAAAATTGGTTGGAATCTAGGATTTTATAAACATCGTTATTCTGGTTCTACCCAATATATAGCTGATACTATCATTGAACCCGCAACAATAAGATATATTTATTTAGCAATAGATGATTTTCAAAATAGTTCGAATAATCATTTTATTAGTGTGTTTAACAAGTCGATACTCAGTCCAAATATTTTAGCACGAATATCCATCAAAGGCTCCTATTTTACGCTTTTAATGGAAAGTGATTACAGTATTGTTTCAGAACCTAGAAAATATTTTGGTCCAGTTGATATACAAAAGTTAAGAATCAGATTATTCGATGAACATGGTCGTATTTTACAGATGAATAACTCTAATTTTTCATTTTGTTTAAATTTAAAAATGTTGTATGATTTATAAATTTAGTAATTTCATATAATATTTGTATAGTATATATTTAATAATAATAAAATGGCTACTCCAACTGTATATGATAATTCTTCAACAATGGTAGATGTTCCTGGAGGTATAAATCAACCACCAGCCATCATTACCGCTTCATACGAAGGATTTTATTACGCCTTTTATGGTTCAGGTGGTTTCACTATGGACCAATGTTTTAATACTATTAAACTTCAACAGCAAAATCCTCTATTGAGATATGATGTTACCAAAGCAGTACAAGTTCGTTTTAATGTTCGAACATTTAATGAAAAAATTGGTTTATATAAAGCATGGAATAATGTTGATATTGAGGAATCAGCTTTCAATTCAGTCACTGATAAATTTCCGCAAAATTCTATTACGATTAACGCTAGTGAATTTTTAAACGGTATGTCTGCGGCACAAGTTCTTTCGGTAGGAGCATATTCTACATTATATAGCGATTATATTCAATTCGTTAACACTTATTTTGGATATGCTGGCGGTTTCTCCTCTTTATTCGCAGACGCAAGTGAATTCGATATCAACGGCGGTGTATTTGACGCCAGTGCTTTTATGAATATTATTACTGAATCTCCAGCGGAAGTAGCGGGCGGCGCGAATATAAAACCATTAGAAGGTTCTATTACGATTAATGATATTAATAATTTACTTAAATTCGCAATTGATGGTAATGTATTTAAGAATAGAACTCCACAAGTATTGGACGCAACAGATGCTTCCGCATCTGATACTGGTTATGGATATGATGCAAGTGGGTTTTCATACGCGCATAGTTTATATAAAACGAATTTTGGTATGGCCGATGGTTTCGTACATGGCGATTTAATATTCATACCAGCAGGTACAACCGTGAAATTACATGTAGTCATTGATTCAGAAAACTATAATCCATTGAACAATTTAGGACCTAGTAATGTTACAGATTTAATCAGCAGTATGGATACGAATCGCACTTATACTAAAAAATTTTATCCAAATAATGGAAGTGGAGAAAGTGGCCCTGAAGATATGTTGTTATATGAAGATAGCACATTTGATATTAGTGGTAGTAATCCAACATTAACTAAAAAAATATTTACCGAACGGTCTACCGCTACAACCACCAACATAGATAGAGTCTTAACCGCCCCTTTACTTATTAAATTAGATAATTTATATGATATTGAAGTATAAAGGTCCTAGGTAAATTTAGTAAATACAAACCAATGATAAACAAATAATTACTGTAATATTTTATAATTATTTTATAAGAATATTACAGCTAGAAAGAAATGTCTATTCAAGTACAACCAAATGCTATGAATGGTAATAGATATGCCGGTTCTTGTTATGCCTTCGGCGCAAGTGGTGGTTTTTTCAATACTCAAACAATGTCCGAACCTATACGACTTAGACAACCCGATTTATTATCAAAATATGATGTGACTGATGCGGTTCAAGTATATTTTAGCGCTAGAACCATCAATAAAAAATTAAGTATCATTAAAGACGCTTCTAATTTCAATACAGTTCAAGCTTGGTATGACCCTATTTCCGATACTTTACACGACGATTCTTTGAAAATTTGCGCTTGTGATTTTATCGACGGCGTAAATACTGAAAGCGTATTATCCGTAGGAAAATTGTCTTCCTTATATTTTGATTTTAAAACATGTGTAGCCAGTTATTTTGGAGACCCTGGTGGATTTGCTTCCTTATTCGCATTAGAAAGTGAATTCCAAGTGAATGGTGGTGTATTTGACGCAAGTGCCTATATACAAACAATTAATAAATCCAAATTTACGATGAATGGTAGTTTCGTATCCGATTTATCTGGTAGTATTACAGTAAATGATATCAATCGATTATTAAAATTCGTCATTGACTCAAATGTATTCAATAATCGCGACCCTACTGTGAAAAACTATGGTATGGTAGATGGTTTTGTTGCTGGTGATTTAATTTTTATTCCAGATGGGTTTACTATAACACTATCCTTAGATATTGAACCCGAAACATATGTTCCAGCGAATAACGTAGGGCCGTCTTATTTAAATGCGATTCGTAATAGATTGAATTGGACAAGAGGACACGTGAAAAGAACTACCACCGCAACTACTACCAATATTACACAAACAACCACTGTTCCAGTATTAATGATTTTATCTGATACAGGGGTTGAAAATTATGCGAATTTCGGTAAATTTTGGTCTCAGTCATCCGCTATTGTATTAGACGGAAGTGGAAACCCGTCCGATATATCAGGCAATACAAATTGGCAAAGTATTTCACTTTCTACGGATGGTCAATATCAAACTGCTATTACGAATACAGGCAATATATATAGAACAGATAGTTTCGGTCAATCATGGGTAGTTTCTACAAATATAGGTTCATCCGCTAGTAATTATGTTGCTGTTTCATTCACAGGTATGCATCAAACCGCAAGTAATGGGCACGTTATTTATGTATCGAATGATTATGGTGTCACTTGGACCCCTACTTATAATGCGGGAACATCCAATATTTTTGTATCTATCTCATTAAGTGGAAGATATCAAACATTAGTTTCTAGTGGTGATAATGTGTATATTTCAGATGATTACGGCAATACATGGACACCATTAGATAGTGATGCTGAAATTTATCAATCCGTAGAAATATTCCCTACTGCTGGTGTTTGTTTATCTTATAATGGGCAATATCAAACGATTGTTGTCGAAAATATATATGTTTCTGATGATTTTGGGAGAACATGGATAAATGTAAGTGATGACCCTCTTAATGGTTTTAATGACCGAAACTGGGCAGGTGTAGCCATGTCTTCCGATGGAAAATATCAAACAGCGGTAGAAGCAGGTGGCGATGTTCATGTTTCTAATGATTATGGAAAACATTGGTTATTTGTTGATGACTATAAAATGATGGATAGAGTTTGGCAATCAATATCAGTATCTGCTACAGGACAATACCAAACAGTCCTAGAAAGAGATGGTCATATTTATACTTCAAATGATTATGGCGTTACGTGGAGTCTTGTTGAAAATGAAGTGGTCCAAAATAAAACATGGCAGTGTATTTCAATTTCTGCAGATGGATTACTTCAAGCCGCAATTGAAACTGGTGGTAGTATATACACTTCCAGTGTGTTCGGAACTGCTGAAGCACCTCATCATATTTGTAGTTGTTAAAATTGCGACAGTAATCACTATTCTATTATATAAATTCAAACCCAATGATTTAGTCAAATATAATATTCCTATATTATATATGCCGTATAAAACACGTAAAGTTCGTGGAAAAGATTGTTATCGTTTAATGAATAAAAATACGAAAAAGGTTTTCGCCAAATGTTCTTCTATGAAAAATATTAAAAATCAATTAAAATTATTAAACGCAATTAAATATAATAAAAAATTTGTGCCTAATTCTAGACGACGCTCCATAAAATCTAAAAACTAGTTTTACAATTGCATACATATCTTTCAGTATTCACACTATTTAATACGCAATTACAAGCAGTTTTTGCGCTGGTTGGTTGCTTTACATATGTAGGCACGTATTCTGGTGTAAAATATACATTCAACATAGGGATGCGATTGGTACGTAAATTGGTTCTCTTACAAATAGGAAATGTTGGACAGTTGGTAGTTCTCTTTTCCATATTGAAAATTCGTTTTGAACCTGTTGGAGTTAGTTGATTTAACGTCAATTTACTGTTGGTGATACTATTCTCCAAAGAATATTGTTTTAAATCAATATACTCACCAGTATTAAATACTGCGCCATAATCATTATATTTCAATTCATTAGAAGTTCTCTTATATTTTATATAATCACTTTGAGACATTATATAATTTCATTATATATTTTTTATAATGAAATTTATTGAGTAATCAAATATTTATGTACCATAAAATAGGAGAACCATCCCATGAACATACCCACGAGAGAACCTACAGATAGTTGTTCAACTGTGTGTCTATTATAACTCCAACGTTGATAAAAACTAGCACTTGCGATAAATGTTTCTAATAGTAACCAACTAGGCGATTCTTTTACTAAATATAAATAGGTTAATGAATAAAAACAAGATTGTAAATGTCCTGACGGCATCCCATATTTTTCAATACCTTCATATATCCCATCTTCAAATGATAATATACTTTTTCCTCCTGTTGGTCTAGGTTCTCTTATCATGACTTTCAATATTTTATTCACAATGATATTCAAAAAATAAAATGCGATATATCCAGTGAAATATTGATTTCGTTTCCATAATAAAACAATTGATAAGACAAATAATATATATGGTGCGAAAAATCCTATGATATCTAATAATTTTTCCATTATATATATTTACTTTATTTTTTACCTGAACCCCCATTGGTAGGTTTTTGTTGATATAATTGTTCACATATTAATGAAAATGACCAATTGGAACCATTCAAATCTACTACATCACCTCTATCACTTACTAATTTTACAGACATACGATGTATATTGACTGGACCAAAATAACTGCGCTCTTGGTTCTGTAAAGTGCCGCCGTAATCGACATAGACTGACCCATTTGCTAATCCTGCTGTTTTTATAGGTATCAAACCAAAGACATCCTTTACGAAAGGTCCTGTTCCATAACCTTTTGCCGATATATTTGAATTACTTATGACTGAACTACTTCGTTTACTATTAGCGGTTTCGGTTAATGCATATAATTGTTGCTTTGTTAATTTAGAATAATTACTGCTATCGGTTGAGTTTGCGTTATAGGTTATTAATCCAGTAACTGGATCACATGTATAATTATATTTATTCGCATATGAAGGTAATGATATTTCAGTAATTTTTGGGGATAACGTTACTAAACCATCATTCAAATGGTTTTGATTAAAATCATCCAAACATAACAAAAAATAATTGAATAAATTTACACTAACGGTTGTGTCTCCTGTTAAGCTTATTATATCGCCATTCTTTCCATATTCAGATAAATCATAGACGGTCGTATTACGAAATCCCAATATCCAACCTAAGGTAGTATCCCATGTCGTATTTTTAACACTCGTTGAACCCGCATTACATTTTACAAAACTAAATTGGTCATAAAATACTAATCTAAAATCACTCGCCGTATATTTTTTTAATATATTGATACGAAATTTCAAATATTCAACATTATTAATTGTATTTACAATCATATACGAACCATTCGTATATTTATTTGACGCCAATAATGAATTTATGGTGCTCAATAACAAATCGCGTGAATAATCAATCGGAACTCCCTCACTATCATTCACTGGAATAGATATATATATATCATTCTCTCCTTTACTACTCGTGACGCCACTTTCATAAGGTTTTAACAGGAAATAATTATTTGTTGGATTAAATCTTATTTTGTTTGAACTAATTCCATTAGACATTGTTAATACCGAATATGTGGTATTTGTTGTTATATTTGTTAAATCATAACCGTTAACATCACAAAAAGGTTGGTCCACATATAATTTTGACCAACTACCGTTTTCATATGAAATTAAATTTCCATTGACATTATTCGCAGATGAATCATAAAAACGTATATTGTATTGGTTTTGTGTTATATTTTTTTGAATAGAAATCGTAAATATAGCATTTACAAAATTTGTATTTGATTGATTTATACTAAAAGATACATTTGAACCACTCAATATATATGAACCCGCGCTATCTACATAGTTATCAAACGCATTATTAATTGCGGTTTGTAAATCTCCGAATGTAGAATATGTAATACCATTTGTTATAGGTAATGTTATAATACCCGAATTTTGATTACCATATTTTGATCTACTTGGATAAATTTTTAATATATAATTTGAATTTGTAGTATATCCCGAACCATTCTGTAAAAAACTTGAAGAGAACGTGTATCCACTACCCGATAAATCAGATATACCATTCAAATATTGTCCAGATAAATTTAATATATTTTTTAATATACCTCCTGATAAATCCAAATAATACATATCGGTTATAAATTTTTTATTGATATCTATACTGATATTAAATTTCGAATTATTATCAATATATGTTTTGGTAGTATCTATATTAAAATCACCTGTCGTATTTTTCGTCGTTTTGGTATTATTATTCGTAGATACAATTCCATTATTTATGGCTGCGATGTGTTCTGTTAATGTATAACCCACACTAGACGAATTTGCTACCATTATTTTATAATCATTCTGTGATATATCATAACCAGATGCTTTACATTTTAAATAAATATAGGGTGCGGTTTGAACGAGAGTTGTGTTTTCTTGTTGTTTAATAATAGGCGTTTCCGCGTAGATATTATTTAATTCATTATTTAGACTTGTAAAACGGAAACATGAATTAGAACCTGTCCATATTTTAGTTTGAGTTGTTTCTGTTGGAAATATGATAATTGCTTTTGAATTTTCAATATTATTGGTAGTAGCGCGATTAAATTTTATATTCAATTGAAATTGAGAACTACCTAGACCCACTAACGAAGGATTATTCAATGAAGGGTCTAGAATATCTATTCTAGTTATTGATGAATTTATTAAATTTTGATTATTGGTTATTTGTGCGGACAAATCAGATACTATTTGAGAACGAGAAACCAAACCACTTATTGATAACTTGATTTGAAATGAAGTATCTATTACAGATTGTGATGTATATTCATTTGGACCTATATATTTGATAATTGTAAAATAATTATTTGTATTATCAATTGTATAATTTAATAATCCAGTATCATCTGCGTTTGTAGAGGAAATTTTGGGTAATGTTGATGAATATAGTATATTTGGATAATATGTTTGAAAATTAAATCCCAAAAAACCAGGAATACTTTGTTTTCTATAATAATTTGATACACTATTCACTGTAGAACTATTGTTTGGATTTGACCAAGTTGGAAAATATAAATAATAACTTGTTTCATTATATAGTTTCGTTATATCCATCTTTATCGTCGATAAACATGTATTTTCGTTATAACTTATATTCGTATCGCCAAAACTTACATCAGGATAGATTGCCTTCGTTTTTTGAATCGTATCATTGATCGCAATTACTAAATTTGCGGGTGAATAATTTCCTGCTGAAATATCTATTTTATAATCATATGTTCCATCATTAATTCCTGGAGATGTGCCCTTTATATAAAAAAAATTACTTCCAAAGTTATTATTAATGGTATACCACGTATAGGGTATTTGGATAGAATACAATTTTAAAGATACTACATCTTTCAAAGGGTCTGATAAATTAAATGTGAAATCAGTAGAAAATGTCGTCTTATTATCTCTATACTGACTATCTATACTAATAACACGTTTAATCGTTTGTTGTAATAACGGATTCAATTTATCTTTCGCATAATCCAATGGTTTGGTAAATCCAATATCGTCGGTTCGTTTTTCAACCGCATATCCCATACTTCTTTGTTTTATTTCATCCTTCGTTTCATCAATATTTATCAATTGACTACTCGTTGGCGCATTATAATATTTTGAAGGGTTTAAATATATATTTGAACGCATCGCGTTTACAGCGGATATAGTGTTCGCCGCATTTCCTAAATCCATATCTCCAACTATTTTTTTATTACCATTTACAATAACTGAATTTGGGTCATCTTTACCGCTATATTCATATGAAGCATAGTCCGCATTTGTACGAATATTTCCAGTTTCCATATCTTCTAACCCCTCCATTATTTCATCTTCTTCATCTGATGTATCAAAAAAATGGTTATATATTTGTTTAAAAAAATCAGCTAATTCATCTCCCGATTTATTCTGCATGTTCTCATAACGATGAACTAAAAAAAGTATTCGCGCTTCTAATTCCCTATCGGTTGGACTATTTACATCTAATATATTGAATAATTCTTCGTCTGTATATTTATTTATATCATACATATCATTTTGCGAATTCTTATTCATTTATATTTATACTATAATTTCATTTATATTTTTATTTATCTATTTTATATTTTTCGGGGTCTACAAATCTTTTTTTAAACATATCTTTAATAAATTCAACTAAATCCAATTTTTCGCGATACTTATATAATAATTCTATCGGGAAAGAGGTTAAACCTTGACCTCGTTTCATATGTCTATTTCCCGTAAAACATAGTATATCAAATACTTTCATAATCGTTTCTTCTTTTTGCGACATTTCGTCTCGCGCTATACGTTTACCGCGATATACATAACGATTGTAATTATTTTCTTCATAAACGTAGTATTTTCCTATTAACGGATGGTTTTTTATCCAACCCACAGCCATTATTTTATTCGTATCATTATTCATTTCGATTACAAATACATTCGCATCATTCGGTATATCTACAGATATTTTACCAGGCGAACAATATATACTTCCATTGATATGATGAAGCCGACGATAGTCTTCATTTTCTTTTTTTGTATGATTATTGAAACGGCTCGTTAATAAGAAATACCGTTGTTGTTTTTTATATTCTACTAATTGATTACGTTTGATTTGTTCTTCTGTTAACATGATTTTATAGTGCTCTATGAAATCATATTTTGTTCAATTTTCCAGGAATCCACGAAACCTACGGTTTCCTTGGACGAACCTTCCCTTTATTCTTTTTGAAGTTCTCTCAGCGACCGAACTTTAGATAAAAAATAAACTTTAGATAAAAATAAAATAAAGTATTATATATATACAAGATGCCTCGTTGTCCAAATGGAAGTCGTAAAGACAAGAAAACTGGTAAATGTGTAAAAGTTAGTACACAAACAAAGAGATGCCCAAAAGGCACACGAAAAAACAAGAAAACAGGAAATTGTGAAGAAAATAAAAGTGTTAAAAAATCAAAAGAAATTAAAAGTGTTGAAAAACCAAAAGAAATTAAAAGTGTTGAAAAACCAAAAGAAATTAAAAATGTTGAAGAACCAAAAGAAAATGAATTAGTATTATTAAAAAAAGAATTGAATGACGATTATAATGTATCCTATAAGTTTGTTAGAAACATATTGTATAATTACATGTTAGAAAACATAGATATCATGAATGAAGAAAAAAATTTCGGTGGGGAAGACGAAGATGGTACAGATATACACATTTCAAAAAAGGAATTTAATGAGTTTATTGATAAAAATATAAAATCAATTCACACTATTACCAAGCGCGTTGATGATAAAGATTCAGAAAGTGATATGGTAGATGAAATCAAACCATTTTTCAAAAAAATAGATGATCTTATTTACAGTCATGAGCAATAAGCAAGATATATGGTAAAGAATATAATATAATTAAACATATATTATATATCTCCGTATATATATGGAAAATATTATACTAAACGATACAGAAAATAATATAATCATTGATATTGAAGAAAATAAAGAGAACATTCTCATCGAATTCGCATCCATTAAAGAAATTATCGATATGCCTATTCATCCACAAACCACTGTAGAAATCATAGACGAAGATTTACAAACCAATATGTATCAAAGTAATAGCCCCATTACCATTAGTGAAACTAGCGATAATGAACTGGAAAATAGCGACAATAGTGAATATAATAGCGGTAGTGATGATGAATTATTAAAAGCCATTCGCACCGATAGAATTCGCAATCAGGTTCATTCCAACAATCACCAAAGTTTTAAATTAAAAGCATATAACGATATTGAAAAATCATTAGGCAAATATTATGAAGAAGACAGTAAATATTCTAGTAAAATGGATATTCTCATTACTTTTATGAAGGGGCAAAAAAATATATTTTCACAATCCAAATATATTACTGAAAAAAAATTAAATTTCTTAATGATCCCTATTTTAATTTTCTCCGCAGGTATGGCCATCTTCGCCCCATTTATTCAAAATTATAATTGGAGTGGCGGTTTTATTTCTGGTTTAAACATTATCATTACAACCTTTGTATCATTAATGAATTATATGAAATACGAAACACACGTCGAAATGTATTTACAATTAGCCAACCATTATGATAAAATGGAAATATCTTTGGAAATGACCAATAGTCAATTACTATTTATTGAAAATGAAAAAGATAAGAACGATTTGGTATTATCAAAAATCAAAGATATTGAAATTAAAATGAATGAATTGAAAGAAGTGTATAATATTTTATTACCTAGAGAAATAAAACATATGTTTCCGATTATTTGTAATTTGAATATTTTATCCCTTATTAAAAAAATGGAAAACTATCGTAAATCTCTTATTCATAAATTTAAAGATGTGAAAAATGAAATACGATATATTTTATATAAATGGAAGAAAGAGAACCAAAGCATTGATAACGCACAACAAACAAAAGAGAAAAACCGATTAATATTCTTGTATGAAATTAAAGAACAAATCAAAGACGAATTTGTGGAGAGTAAAAAAATATATGATTATGTAGAAGACGTTTTTACAAAAGAAATTAAAAATGCCGAATATAATATTCATCATTGGTATTGGTGTTGTTGGAATAAAAAAAATATCAACAAGAATGATATTCACCCCCTATTAAATAAACATTTCCATTTTATTTTTGAGGACTTGTAGATACTATCTTCCAATACCACGGCATTTCATATACTAATTTTATGGTTTCATTATTTTTTAATCGATTATATAAATCAATACTTTGTGGGTTATCTTCATTTAATAATATCAAAATGATAATACGTTTATGTTTATTATCATTTCGCAAAGGTATTTCTTTGATTGATATAATTTGTCCAATATCTAATTGTTTAAATTTTTCCATTATATATTCTTTCGTTTGTTCGATATCTATACGCGGTATACATATCGATATAGGATTTTCCATTTTGTTCATGTTATCTGTTATTGGTTATATATATTATAATTTGAAGTTCAATTTTATATCTGTTTGTTCTTCTTTGTTTGTTTTTTCCTACCTTTTTGTTGGGTTCTTATTTTACTTCCTCCTAGTTTACTTCCTGGTTTTCCTTTTTTACTTGTTTTAGCAGGCTTTCGTATGGTAGTTGGTTCGTCCTCACGTTTTTGTAAAACAATCGTAATGTAATCATTTACTATCGCCTGTAGTCTGGGGTTTGTATAACTTCGTTTATAATTATCTTTTGTCACTTCATGAAACGTATATCCTGAACTTTCAGTTGTATCATACATATCAAATTTAGGTTGTGTAGCTTCTTCATCGCCTGCGTTTGCTTCTAATGTGATATTTGTCGTTTCATCTTTAAATAATACATGTGCTATATGATAAGGTGCTTCTCCTGCTGTTATAATTTTTTTCAATACAAAAGCATAGGATTCGCCTATTTCTGGATTTGCGTTTTCATTTATTTTTTTTGCGTATTTTTTATTTTCTGCTTCAATCGCTATTTTCATATTTTGTTCATCATTAAGACCAATTAATAAGCCTCTATTTTTATCTCGTAATATACATTTAGATTCATTATATCCAGGTTTATTGATGGTTAAACCTTCCGCAAATTTTAAACAATCATTTTCAAATTCTGGATGCGAATATTTATAACATACATATCCATCTGGTGTATCCGCATCAGTACACGGTTGTAAATAATCATACATTATTGGGCTTTTTTCTAAATATGTTGTACTTATATATATTTTTCCAGGTCTATCATTTCTTAATTGTTTGTCATAATGTATTTTGAAATGTTTTGTACAGGAACTAATATATCCTTCTTCGTCTTGGCTATAATCACACATTTTCTATTTTATATTATATTATATATTATCAAAATCTTAATATTTCAATTTTATATGAACCCTCAAACATAATAAAGATTTTTTGTATTTTTATATAATGTCTGTAACATTTTCATCCTGTTGGTATATTTTCAAAGCAAAATTCGATACATCAACTTATTTACAATGGATAGACAATATGTTATCGAATGTAAATCATTACAATCTAGTCATTTATAGTGATGAGCATAGTTCTCAATGTCTTAAAAAATATTTACATAATCCAAAAATTAAACTCATTCTAAAACCTTATACCGAATTTTATAACTATAAATATCATGAATCTTGGATAAAAAACCACGATGTTAATGAAGAATTAAAAAAATACATGGATTGGAAAGTCAATATGTTATGGTCTGAAAAAGTCCATTTTGTTCACGAAACAATGACCAAAAAATATTTCGAAACAGATTATTATGGGTGGTGTGATATTGGTTATTTCCGTTGTAGAGAATATCAAGATTTACCTATCGAATTATTAGCCCATTGGCCCGCCTCCGAAAAAATACAAACTCTATTACCCACCAAAATTTATTATGCTTGTATTAATAATAATAAAGAATACATACGCGAATTAATGATGAATATTCAAGATAAATCTTTTTGTGGGTTGCCTATCCCTCCGATTCAAGAAAACCAAATCTCTATCGCTGGTGGGTTTTTTATTACACATAAACAAAATGTCGAATGGTGGCGCAATACGTATGATGAAAAATTAAAGCTTTATTTTGAATATGACTATTTAGTGAAAGATGACCAAATTATTATTGCGGATTGCGTGTTCTCCAATATGAAATATTTTTATTTATGTAAAGAGGATTTACATTTTGATAACTGGTTTTTATTTCAAAGGTTTTTATTATAAAAAATATAAACGTATTTATTCAGATAATATATCAAAAATGATTAGTATTTTAATGCCTATTTATAATGGTATCGAATTCATCGAAGGATCGGTTTCATCGGTATTAAATCAAACTTTCACTGAATGGGAATTAATTATAGGTATTAATGGTTATTCTCCAAATAGTGAAACTTATAAAATAGCCAAAACATATGAAGTAAAAAGTAATAAAATACGTGTATATGATTTAATTGATGCACGTGGAAAATCAAATGCGCTCAACCATATGCTACAATATTGTAGCTATGATTATGTCGCTCTTTTAGACGTGGATGATATTTGGTTAGATAATAAATTACAAACTCAATTTATTTATTGTTTTGTATATGATGTTATAGGAAGTCAATGTGTTTATTTTGGTTCCATGGATGGTATTACACCGCGTATTCCATTGGACGATTTTAGTGATTTTGATTTTTCTTTATATAATCCAATCATTAATAGTAGTGTTATCATACGTAAAGATTTATGTAATTGGCTTAGCAATGATGGTGTCGAAGATTATGAATTATGGTTAACATTAAGAAAACAAGGCAAACGATTTTACAATTGTTCTGATATATTAGTAAAACATCGCATTCATCAGAAGTCTGCGTTTAACACACAAGACCACAGTAAATTAATTAACAAATTAATTGAAAAATACCGTTCTACATAATAGTAATATATGTTTGTATATATTATTATTTATTCTTAGGTTTATTCACAATCATATTCAACCATTTCTCTGATTAAATCATCAAAACTATATTCGAGTTCCCAACCTAATTCTTTTCTGGCTTTTGAACTATCTCCTAATAATTCGTCTACTTCGGCGGGTCGGAAATATTTGTCCGAGATGAAAATAAGTTCTCTACCACTTTCTTCATCATAACCTATTTCATTCGTTCCACTACCTTTCCATTTTATCGTGAAACCTTTTAGTTCAAATGTTTTTTCTACAAATTCGCGGACACTGTGATATTCATTGGTGGATAAAACAAAATCATCAGGCGTTTCATTTTGTAATATTAACCACATTCCATAGACATAATCTTTCGCATGACCCCAATCGCGTAATGAATCTATATTGCCCAATACTAATTTATCTTGTTTACCTTTCAATATATTCCCTAATGCGATTGTTATTTTGCGAGTTACAAAATTATGACCTCTTCGTGGACTTTCGTGATTGAATAATATTCCAGAACAAGCATACATTCCGTAAGATTCGCGATAATTTTTAGTAATCCAATAACCATATAATTTCGCAACACCATATGGAGACCGCGGATAAAAGGGTGTGGTTTCTTTCTGTGGAACTTCTACTACTTTTCCATATAATTCAGAAGTGGATGCTTGATAAAATCTTATCTTTTCATTTGGAATTCCACAGTGTCTTAATGATTCCAACATTCGTAATGTTCCTAAACCATCTACATTTCCTGTATATTCTGGCATTTCAAAAGATACTTTCACATGACTCATCGCAGCCAAATTATATACTTCTAATCTTTCCAAATTTTCTTTATAATAATTTTTAATTTCAATAAAAATATTCAATATATTTATTCCATCAGTTAAATCCCCATAACGTAATATCAATTTGTCAAACAAATGGTCGATTCTCGCCGTATTAATGTTAGAACTACGTCGTATGATTCCCCAAACGTCATACCCTTTTTCAACTAATAATTCAGATAAATATGAACCATCCTGCCCTGTAATTCCTGTTATTAACGCTACTCTAGTCATTATTATTAATATATTTTATAATCTTTATATTATTACTTATTTACAGAATGAAACATTATTAGTATAATTATTAAGCAATAAATATAAATATTTTGCATTGTATATAATATTATGTCTATTGTATCGAATATTAGTAATTGTCGTATTTGTAATTCATCCCAATTAACAAATGTAATTTCATTGGGAGAACAACAAATCACTTCTAGATTTCCGTTATATGGTGATTATTCTACACCTAAAACTCCGATTGATTTATGTTTATGTAAAGATTGTGGATTATTACAATTACTACAAACTACTTTTTCTAGCGAATTATATGAATACGAATATGGTTATCGTTCTGGTATTAATCATACGATGCGCACACATTTGAAAAATTATTATGAAGAGATTATTTCCAAAGTTGATTTACTACCTGGTGATACGATCATTGATATTGGTAGCAATGATTCCACTTTACTTCAAAACTATTCACCTAATTATACTCGTATTGGCGTCGACCCTACTGGAAAACAATTTCAACAATATTATGGGGATGTTCAATTGCTTCCTACTTATTTTACATATGAAAATGTGAAACATAGATTTGGAGATATAAAAGCGAAAATTGTATCTTCCATTTCCATGTTTTACGATTTACCTGACCCTGTTCAATTCGCCAAAGATATTCACGCATTTTTAGAAGACGATGGAATATGGACATGTGAACAAAGTTATTTACTAACTATGTTGAAAACGAATAGTATCGATACCATATGTCATGAACATTTGGAATACTATTCATTAAGACAAATTAAAGAAATCACGGATAGAGCTGATTTTAAAATCATTGATGTTAAATTTAATGATTGTAATGGCGGAAGTTTCCGTATTTATCTGGCGAAAAAAAATTCACAAAAACATATTGAAAATACGGATTTGATAAACGAAATACTAGAGAATGAAACCAAACATCATTTGATGTCTTCCCAATGTTATATTGATTTTATGAATAATATTAATGCGGAAGTATCCAAATTATGTAATTTTATTGATTCCGTAAATAAAAATGGTAAAAAAGTCTATATCTATGGTGCGTCTACCAAAGGCAATTGTTTATTACAATATGCGAATATCGATGAAAGCAAGATTCAATATGCGGTTGAACGTAATCCGAATAAAGTCGGCAAAATGACTTCTACAGGTATTGAAATTATTAGCGAAGAAACAATGAGACAATCTCCTCCTGATTATTTATTAGTATTACCTTGGCATTTCCGTGAAGAAATTATTCAACGAGAAAAAGAATTTTTAGACAATGGTGGTCAATTTATATTTCCATTTCCGCAATTCGAAATTATCGGTTCAAAACCTAAATTATTAATTACTGGATGCGACGGAATGATTGCCCATTATGTGAAAGAACAATTCGATGATTATTTATTGTATGGTATTGGTCATTCGAACCCTACATATCAACAAAATATTACCAAATTTTATTTTGATATGAAAAATTATGTCGAATTAGAACATTGTTTATCGGTTGTTCGTCCCGACGCAATTGTCCATTTGGCTGGAATTTCTAGTTCTCAATATGCGTATCAACATCCTATCGAAACATTAGAAACAAACGGAATAATTACCGCTCAATTATGTAATATCATACATAAAAACGGATGGAAAACAAAATTATTCAATGCTTCCAGTAGTGAAATATATAAGGGACATATTGATTATACGGTTCAAGAAAATGACTGTAATATGTTTCATTCGCATCCTTATTCGATCGCGAAAATAATGGGTCATTCGATGGTTGATTTTTATAGAAATACATATGGATTGCTTTTTTCAAATGGTGTTATTTTTACTACCGAATCGCCTCTTAAAAAACCCGTCTTTTTATTGAACAAAATCGCCGAACATATCAAAGAATGGAAAAATGGTAATAAACAACCATTAAAAGTTGGTAATTTGGATTCCTATAGAAATATTATTCACGCAAGTGATGTCGCCAACGCAATTCATTCTATTTTATCACAATCATCGGGAAATAACTATTTGATTTGTAATGATGAAAGTCACAAAATATGCGATTTGGTAGAAAAAATGTATAGATTCGCCAATATTATTGTGGAAAAACGAGGGAACACATATTATGATATTGATTGTGATTACCCTATTTTAATCATGGAAGAAAGTCCTCAAGGTCTTGATACTACTACTATTCATATTCGCGGGTCTCCTTCTCACTTATTAAATATTGGATGGTCGCCAAAAATGAATGTGAATGAAATACTTTATTCTATTGTCGATAAATAATATGAATATATTATATAAGTTATACTATAAATGAATTCAACATATAGTCAAGCTGGACAAGATTTATTTGTATTAGCAGCTACAAATAATAAACAAAATGGTTTCTTTTTAGAAATTGGTTCAAATCACCCTTCCTATAATAACAACTCTTTTCTTTTAGAAACTCAGTATAAATGGAAAGGATTATTGGTTGAATATGATAAATCATTCGAAACATCATATAAAACACAACGAAGCAATTCTATATATGTTATAAATGACGCAAGACTTGTGAATTATCGTGAAATACTAGATAATAATCATTTCCCAATAAATATGGATTATTTACAAATAGACCTTGATGTAGATAATAAATCTACGCTTGATACTTTACTATTACTTGAACAAACGGTATTTGATAAATATAAATTCGCAACCATTACGTTCGAGCATGATATTTATAGTGGTAATTTTTTTGATACGCGAGAAATATCTCGTAGAATATTTGAAAAGAGAGGATATTTATTAGCATTTCCTGATGTAAAAGTATTTTGGAATGGTAAATTTCAACCATTTGAAGATTGGTATGTTCATCCTGATTTAGTTTCTAATGAATGGATTGATAAAATAAAAACGATCCATACATCTGTTCATTCTGAAATTATACAACAATTATACAAATAATAAAAAAAAGAAATAAATAATATTTTCTATACATTATAATGAAGATATTATTTATCAATCATAAACTCCAACAATGTGGTGTTTATCAATATGGTTTACGTTTGTATAATATTTTAAAAAAAACGTCAAATATACAATATATATATATTGAAATCGAAAATGTTTATGAATATATATCGTGTATTTATCAATATGATAATATTCACGCGATTATATATAATTATCACAATGCTACAATGAGTTGGTTGAATAAACATAATATACAAAAAAAAGTTAAAAATATCGGTATTCCACACGAATCCACTCATGATTTTTTTGATGTTATTTGTGAAATTGACCCCACCTCTATAAAAACCGAGAATATGTATCCTATTCCGCGACCCATGTTTGATGATGTTGATGAAATGTTGAAATCATATACCCCTAGCACTCCAAAAATTCGCCAATTTATTGAATACTCCGAAGAAAATATACCTATATTTGGTTCGTTTGGTTTTGGATTCACAAATAAAGGTTTTGATAAAATTGTTAAAATTGTGAATGAACAATATACCAACGCTATTATCAAATTTGTAATGCCGCTACCCGCATTTGGGGATGCTACTTATTCGCATGGTATGGAGAAAATTTTAACACAATGTATTGAAAATAATACGAACAAATTAAAAATTTTAATTACATATGATTTCTTTACAAATGAAGATTTGTTATATTTTTTAAAATCAAATACTATGAATATATTTTTATATGATTTAATGCCGAATAGAGGAATTTCAAGTGTTATCGATTATGCTTTATCGGTTGATACTCCTATTGGTATTTCCTATAGTCATATGTTTAGACATATTTATTCAGATGATATTTGTTTATACAAAACTAGTATTCATGACTGTATTCAAAATTTTAAAAATATTCCAAAACAAACAAATCAAAATATCATTGACGTTTTTTCACAAATATTTATGGAACAATTATAAGTTTATAATAATTCATATTATAAAATTATGTAGCACATAATTCTGTCTCGTGTAAGGTTTTCCGGCGTGTTCTTTATATTTTTATATTTTAAGAATAAGAAGGAAATAATATCTATATGGGTCAAGTATCCATATACTAATTAAGTAAACGTCGTATCATATGAATAAACACCCATATTTATCATATATATAACGACGATTCACTTGATGGATAAAATTATATGTTTCAACATTTCACTAGGTTGTTTCACTCGACGGTGAGGTTATTAAGTTCAAAAGATAAGATTCATATAATACTTGTATAAATATTAACTATTTTGGTGCTGTGACGAGACAATTTAAGTATGCCTATTTCTTTAAGTATTTTACATTATATGTTCAATTTCTCATTTTCTTTTCGCCATTTTTAGTAATATATTCCTCTATAAATGAATCATTATGAAAGTGATAACGAAAGTGCTATTCATGATTTAGATATGTCGTGGATTCACGAAACGAAAAAATTACAAGAAATCAACCATAATTATTTCAAAGAACCTATTTCCGAAATTGAAATATTTTTCATCTATATCAATCCAAATGACTACATTGATAAAATTAGTAGTGAAATATATGATTTAACAATTACAAATAACGAGAGTATATTACAGAATGAATTTTTTATTCAACTCATTGATAAACATAAATTCATCAATACTACCAAATATAAATTATTGGATGTGCTATTATATAATGTTGATTTATCCCCCGATAATATACAATTTTATTCACAAAATGAGAACCTGTTGGAAAGTTCTTCCAAATTCTTACAACCTTTATCTATTTTACATGATTTTGTTATCCCTCCTTCCATTTTTATTTTTCACAAAATCAATTCTATTTTTGTTATTTTAAAAGAGCTTGAACCTATAAATCTAGCAATGAAACCAATATTAAAACCCGCACCTATTGTAAATGAACCGTCGAATAAACCAAAAAAACATACCAAAAAAGTGAAAATACAACTGCAAAATACTGTTCAACGAATGAGACCGACACGAAAAAATCAATCAAGATGATTGAGTGATTTTTCCGTTTTTATTTTTCTTTTTAGTCGGTGTAATCGTTGGTTAAATCAATGACTTGGCTTGGGGGTTGTGCTGGAATTGCTTGTTTTGGTGTGCGTTGCTTACGTTGCTTCGTGATTTTTTCCGATGGAAGCGGACGTGGAACTGG